CGCGTCAACAGTGACGCTGCTTGAAACAAGCGGGGGCTCAATGCTTCATCGTCGCAATGGGGATATCGAGATCGACAGCTTGGGGCAGTTGTCGCGTGCTGAGCTGCGCCTACTCTGGGAGAAGGAATTTGGTGGCAAGGCGCCACGGGTGCTGGGACGTGACATTCTGGCGCTTGGCATTGCCTATGCGCGGCAGGAACGGACCTATGGCGGGCTGGCCAGGCCAGTGGCCAAGGAGCTTGATCGGCTGCTGGTTCGCGTGCTCGAGGACGAAGCAGCCGATGCGCCGAGGGCTGCAACAAGCCCGCTGCCCCGGACCGGCACCACTCTGGTGCGCGAGTGGCGCGGGACGACCCACCGAGTGAGCGTGGTGGATGACGGCTTCCTCTGGAACGGCAAAAACCATCAGAGCCTGTCGAGCATCGCGCGCGCCATCACCGGCACCAATTGGAACGGACCGCGCTTCTTCGGCATGCGCGAGCCAGCCAAACGAAACCCGGAGGTGCGCCGTGGCCGGTAACGAGCGCAAATCCCTCCGCTGCGCGGTCTACACCAGGAAGTCGTCCGAGCACGGCCTCGACCAGGACTTCAACTCGCTCGATGCCCAGCGCGAGGCGGCAGAGGCTTACATCAAGAGCCAGGTCCATGAGGGCTGGAGACTGCTCAAGACCCGCTATGACGACGGGGGGCTGTCCGGCGGTACCTTGGAGCGTCCGGCGCTGCAGACCCTGCTTGCCGACATCCGCGCCCGCAAGGTCGATGTCGTGGTGGTCTATAAGGTCGACCGGCTCACGCGATCGCTCGCGGATTTTGCCAAGCTGGTCGAGGTGTTTGGGGCGCATGGGGTCTCATTCGTGGCGGTGACCCAGCAGTTCAACACCACAACCTCGATGGGGCGCTTGACACTGAATGTCCTGCTGTCGTTTGCCCAATTCGAGCGGGAGCTGGCGGGTGAGCGCATCCGCGACAAGTTTGCGGCCTCGCGCCGCAAGGGGATGTGGATGGGGGGCACGGTGCCGCTGGGCTATGACGTCAGCGGCCGAAAACTGGTGATCAATGCAGAGGAGGCGGAGCGGGTGCGTATGATCTTTGAGCGGTATCTGGCGCTCGGCTGCGTATCGAACCTGCAAGAGGACTTGGAGCAGCGGGGGATCCGGAGCAAGCAGCGCGTGCTGGCATCCGGTCAGGTTCTCGGCGGAGATTCATTCGGCCGCGGGGCGCTTTACCACCTGCTGCAGAACCGCATCTATATGGGCGAGGTCGTCCATAAGGGCATGAGCTACCCCGGTGAGCACGAGCGCATTATCGACGAGGAGCTCTGGAGTGCGGTTCAGGCCCGGCTCCTGGCCAATCGGGGCGCCCGACGTAGGTCGCGGCTGGAAAGCGGGTCTCTTCTTGCCGGGTTGATCTTCGACGGTCGCGGCAATCTCATGTCCCCGACCTATTCGGCTCGTCGAGGCAAGCGATATCGGTACTATGTCAGCCGTGGCTTAGTGCGCATCGCCCGAAAGGCGGGTGCCGGCTCGCATGCCCGCGTCGGAGCAGCGGACCTCGAGCGGCTGGTGGTCGAAGTGCTCGCTGAGAAATTGTCTCTGTCCGAACTTTTGAGTGAAGCGGAGTCAGGGAGCTGGGGCGCCGCGACCCGGACGCTTGTTCGAGACAACATCGAGCGGATCGTTGTCGATGGGGGTGAGATTGAGATCGTCCGCAAAGCTGCCAGAACGTCCTCGGCATCTGGCGAGACGGGCGATAACGGCGATAAACCAAAGGTCTATCGAGCGCCGTTGCCGACGCCACAGCTCCGGGCGCGAAAGGAAATCATCGTCCCCGGTGAGGCAACCCCGCGCCGGATCAATCATGGGCTGATCCTCGCGATCGCGCGCGCCAAGAGGTGGATGCAAGGGCTTTGTGATGGGCGATACCAGGACACGGCAGAGATCGCTCGGCGCTTCAAGCTCAACGACGCCCATGTCCGCCGGCTGCTGCGGTTTGGCTATCTGGCACCTGACATCGTCGAAGCCATTGTGGAGGGGCGGCAGCCCCGTTCCTTGACCGTGAGGCGGCTGCTGCAGGGCGTCCCCTGCATCTGGGCCGATCAGCGCAGGGCCTTCGGGTTCGCGCGCTGACCCTGGGTGGCATCAGAGTTTTATGCGGCGGTCGTCAAAACGGCAGCGGCTGGCAGCTGCTGCGATGGGATTCGCGCCAGCTGATGAAGGCGAGAGCCTGCGAAATCGAGTCGACCTGGTCGTCGTGGCGAACCCCCGGAAACCCGAGCAGCTCGGCCATGAGCTCGTCGAGCCACGGCGCGTCCTCCGGGAAATGCACTACGCCGGCATGGAAATGGGCGGCCTGCGCGGTCAGCCGCATGACCTTGTCGCCCTCGAGCTTGCCGTGGTGCTGGTGGGCGTAGATGCGTTCGTTCCGCAAGGATTGGATCAGGCTTGATCCCGATCCCTTGTCCTCGATCACGAGGTAAGCGGATGCCCAATCCACTTTCCACTTCCGCCACAGCGCCGATGCCGCCGCGACCAGCTCGGGGTACTCGAAGCGGCCGCGGACGAGGTCGACGAGGTGGATCTTGCGGCCGCGGTTCTGCACCTGCCAGACCGTGCCCACCGAATAGTCCGCCAGTTCCGTGGCCTTCATCGCGGTGTCCCAGCTGATCACGAAGTAGTCGCCCTCCCTGAGCGGCGGGTTGCCTCTGAAATATCGGATCCAGTCGCGCTTGATGAGATTGCCTTCGAGCGGGATCGGGCGCTGCTGGAACTGTGCGCTAAAGACCAGCGGCGTCATCGCGCTGCGCTGCTGCTGCAGTGCGGACAGGGGTTCGCGGACGGGGTCGAGCACGTCGTCGACCTTCCGCCTGTGGACCCGGCCGTTGCCCAGTTGAATGGTCTCGTTCCTCTCCGCGATCGCGGGAAGGCAGAGGTGCTCGAAACCACCCCTCTCCAGCAGATGGCCAGACAGATCATCGAGGTGGAGACGCTGCATCACGACGACGATCGCACCGTGGACCTTGTCGTCGAGGCGCGACAGAAGCGTGTTCTCGTACCACTGGATGGTTTTCTCCCGGACCGATTTGGATTGGGCGTCCTGCGGCTTGATCGGATCGTCGATAATGATGGTGTCGCCGCCGCGGCCGGTCAGGGTGCCTCCGACCGAAGTCGCGAGGCGATAACCGCGTTCCGTGGTGCGCACCTCGGACTCGGTGTCCTTGGCTTTGTCGATGCGAGCTCTCGGGAAGGTCTGCTGATACCAACCGGACCGCATGACGGCGCGGCAGTCGTTGGAAAACTTGGCGGCCAGGTCGTCGCTGTAGCTGACGCAGATCACCTTCTTGGCCGGGTTATGCCCAAGCAGGAATGCTGGCAGCGCCACGGACGTGCAAATGGATTTGAGGTTGCGCGGCGGGATATTGATGATCAGGCGTGTGGTCTCGCCGCTGACAACCTTCTGTAGGGCATGGGTCACAGCCTCGGTCGACCAGTTCCGAGAGAACGGCACGCCCGGGTTGACGGTCTCGAACACCTTCTGGACGAAGGCATAAAGATCGCGGCGCAGGAACACGCGCAACAGGTCCTGCTGCGTGTAACGCGGCGCCGCCGCCGACTGCTTGATGCTGCTCATTGTTATCGTCTCCTTGCCGACCTCAGGGCTCGTCATCCACCTCGGTCCCGCTGGCGGGAGCGTCTGCCAGGGTTGATGCCTCGAGCCGCCTTCTCACATCCTCCAGGATCGCCTGATCGCTTTCGGACAGGTCATCCACCACCTGCTCTTGCTCGGGCGTGAGTATTCGCTCCTTTTGCGCGATGCCGATGATGGTGAGCGCCGCCTTGTTGTCGCCGGCCAGGGCCTTGGCGAGCATCTTCTTGAGCACCGCCTCGAGCGCCGACATCTGCCTGACCGTGTCGCCCTCCCGCACGGTCACGACCTGAAGCAACACCTCGCGGATGACGACCTTGCGGTTGTGCGACCCCTTTTTGCGGCCTTTCGGGTTGGCCTTGTTCCCCAGCTTGAAGCGGTGCGTCGCCGGCGGCCGGCAATAACCTACGTCGTAATCGCCCTTCGGCCGGTTCTTTGCCGGATGATCACCCGGCATGAGTTCATCCTGCGTGGTCGTCATTGGCTTCTCCCTCGACCGCGCAAGTGGCGGCGCTGTTGCTGCTGCGCTGCTCGGAGATCTCCTCGAAGGTGTTGCCCGTTGCCGCCAGGGTGGCCGACTTTCCGGTGTAGGCCTCCCAGCGTCGGACCGCGACGTCGACGTAGTGGGGGTCGATCTCCAGCGCCCGCGCCCTGCGGCCCGTGCGCTCGGCCGCGATCAGCACAGTGCCGCTGCCGGCAAAGGGATCGAGCACGAGGTGGTTGCGCCGGGAACAGTCCTTGATGGCATCCGCCACCAGGGCGACCGGCTTGACCGTCGGATGCATGGCCAGCTCCTCGAGCCGGCTCGGCTTGAGGCTGTTCACGCCGGCATAGTCCCAGACGTTCGACCGAGACCGGCCGTATTGCCCGAGCTCGAAGGCGTTGACGTGCGGGGCGGTGCCCTTCTTCCAGATGAACACCAGTTCGTGCTTCGAGCGATAAAACGTCCCCATCCCGGCGTTGCTCTTGTTCCAGACGCAGAGATTCTTAAGCTCGTGATAGACAGCGTTACCGGCCGCCAGCATCTCCGGCATGTGCCGCCAGTCCATGCAGGCCGCGTGGATCGAGCCGTCGATGGTGTTGTCCGCCAGGAGGCGGAATATCGCCTCGAGGAAAGCGGCGAACTCTGCTGCGTTCATCTCGCCGCAGCCCATGGCGAAGTTGGCGTGCCGGATCCGGCCGAGCC